AGCGGCCGCCGCCGCGTTGTTCCGATTGGCGATAGATGCTTGGACGCCCGCAAAAATTTTACTGAGGCCATTCGTATTGTCAGAAACTGCGCCCGTCGCTTGGTCGAATACCTGTCCCGTGTTCCCGATGTTCTGGAACGGCATATAGGCCTTCCCGTTGACAGCCGCAATGGCGGCGTTGCGTACGCCCTGGTTCGTCATGTCTTGGCCTTGAAAACTGTCCATGACTCTTTGAACGGCGTCGTATTTCTGCTGGTTAAGCGCCACATTAGAAAGGGCTTTGCGGACCGCGCCTTCGTTTACGAGGTGCCTGTTTTCTAACTGCATGCGGTTTAACGCCAGCTGAGCCGGCAAAGAAAGCACGCCCCGCAAGCTGTTCGAAAGCGCGTTTACGCCATTATTTGATAACGTAAATCTCATTATTTCCTCCACCCAAGCAGCGCAGGAACGCCCGTGAAGAACTTAGATATACCGCCGGATGTCGCCGCGACTCTTGGTGCAGCCATCGTTTTTGCAACAGAAGGCGCCAGAAGCCCCGATGAGTACGCAGAACTTGCCGCGGGTGTAAGGACTCCGCCTCCGATAGCCTCAGAGGCCGCAGGCGTAATTCCGTTTGCTACAGAGGTTGCGCCTAATCCGGTTTCCACTCCGGTTGTGGCT